TAAAAGTGATGAGGGTAGGTATAATTATAATAATGGTAAATACCCTATTGAAATGGGTGGTGATGGACATAACGAAGGTAGATTTCCAGCCAACATTATATTAGATGAGATTGCTGGTGAGTTGTTGGATGAACAAAGTGGTGTGAGTATTACAGGAGCATCTAAACCAAAACAAAAATATAATGGTGGTAATTTAGGTGGGGGTAATGCTGTTAAAGATTACCCATCAAGTAAAGGTGGAGCATCAAGATTTTTCTATGTTCCCAAAGTATCAAAGAAAGAAAGAAATATGGGTACAGATAAAAACAACCACCCCACAGTTAAACCAATCAATCTATTAACATATTTGGTTAGATTAGTAACCCCACCAAATGGGGTTGTAATGGATTGTTATATGTGTTCAGGTTCAACTGGTATAGCCGCACAATTGGAGGGTTTTAATTTTATCGGGATGGAGATGGATGAAGAATACTTCAACATTGCACAGGCAAGAATAAATAACTATAATGAATATAAAAAATTTATAAAATAAATTATGAAACTATCTGATAAACATAAAAGATTTTGTGATGAGTATTTAAGTAATGGATTCAACGCTACTCAAGCATATAAATCAGTATATAAAGTTAGTGATAAAGTTGCTGGTTCTAGTGGTCCTAGATTGATGGAAAATGATAGAATTAAAGAATATATCCAAAAACAACAAGAAAAGACGGCAAACAAACTAGAAATTAGTAGAGAACAAGTCATACAAGACCTAATTTTTATTAAAGAAAAGAATATTGAAGAATGGCCTCCACACGCTCTTAAAGCATTAGAAATGATAAATAAAATGTTAGGGTTTAATGAACCTGATAAACAAGAAATAACTTTAAGAGAAGAACCACCACTTTTTAATGATGATAATTTAGAAGATGGCATTTAAATACACGCGCGCAATATCAAAAATAAGAAAAATGAAAGCCAGGATAAAAGTTATTCCTGGAGGTTCTAGTGCTGGCAAAACAATTGCCATATTAGCAATACTAATTGATAAAGCATTAAAAACACCTAATCTATCTATATCAGTGGTTGCTGAATCAACACCACATTTAAGGAGAGGTGCTATAAGAGATCTTATTGGCATTTTAAAAGATACAAAAAGATTTAATAGACAACAATGGCATACCACCAACTCAACTTATAGATTCTTAAATGGTTCTTATATAGAATTTTTTAGTGCTGACCAAGGTGATAAACTCAGGGGTGCTAGACGTGACATTTTATATTGCAATGAAGCCAATATGATTACTAGAGAAGCATATTTGGAATTAGCAATGAGAACCAATGAAGATATTTATTTAGATTACAATCCTACCAATCAGTTTTGGGTTAAAGAAGTATTACAAGATGATAATTCTGAATTATTAACTTTAACATATAAAGATAATTCTGCCTTACCACAAAACGTTATAGATTTTTTAGAATCAAAAAGAGAATTAGCCAAAACTTCTGAATACTGGACCAACTGGTGTAAGGTTTATTTGGATGGTGAGGAAGGCAAATTACAAGGAACAATATTTAATGATTACCAAGTTATAGATAAAATTCCTGATGAGGCAAGACTATTAGGTTGTGGATTAGATTTTGGCTTCTCAGTAGATCCAAGTACATTAATAGCAATCTATAAATGGAATGATGAGATTATTGTAGATGAGATATTTTACCAAAACGGGTTACATAATTCTGATATAGCAAATAAAATAAAAGATAACAATCTTGATAGAATTGGAATATATGCTGACTCAGCAGAACCAAAATCAATATCAGAATTAAAAAGGTATGGTATTAAAGTTAATCCTGTAACCAAAGGTGCTGATTCAATAAACTTTGGTATACAATTACTACAAGAGCAGAAACTACGCATAACCAAACGATCTATTAATTTATTGGATGAACTATCAAAATATATTTGGAAGGTTGATAGAGAAGGTAATAACACAAACACACCAAATGGTGGGTATGATCACGCAATAGATAGTTTAAGATATGCAGCAATGATGTTATTAAAAAAGAAAACAACCGAAGGTAGATTGCCTTATAAGATACATCATTTTTAATAAAAACACTAATAATAAAATAATATTTAATAAAAAAGTATATGATAACATTAAATGTAGAGTTAGAAGAAGAAACAAAAGAATATTTTATTCCTGAAAATTGGCAAGAAATTAAAGTAAGCCAATTCGGTGCTATTATTGAAGCACAAGATACTGACAATTTGTCAGGTATTGAAAAAGCTATTAAAGTAATGAAAGCTGTTACAGATATTGAAGAGGATATAATATATCAATTAGCTATAGATGATTTTAATAAAATAGTTGATGTGTTATCTTTTACCAATACACCAATTGAACCAGAAAATAAAGAAAGCATTATAGTAGATGGTGAAGAATATTTTTTAAAGAAAGATTTTGATAAATTATTATTGGGTGAGATAATCTCTATTGAATTAATAATGGAAAAAACTGAAGGTAATATTTTTAAATCAATTGAAGAATTACTATGCATCTTTTTAAGAAAGAAAAAAGAAAATGGTAAACTAGAACCTTTTAAATCTGATATGATGTTAAGAGCAAATAAATTTAAAGAAATATCAATTACAGACATCTATCAGTTAATGCTTTTTTTTTTAAATTCCGCGGATACATCAAAAAGCAATACGAAGGACTCTTTGGAAGAGATAAAGGAAACACTAAACGCAAAAGTAGATTTGAATCAATAAATGGGCCAACTCAAATGGATACTAAGTGGAAATGGCACTCTTTAATTTATAAATTAATAAAAGAACTAAATGAAACAGAAGACAATATCTATAAAAAGAATTATATTTCAGTATTGAATTGGCTATCGTTTTTTTACGAGAAAAATAAAGTTGAAGAGGCTCAAATGAAACAACAGACAAAATGACAAGATTAGAAAAATTAGAAATGGCAATTGAGATGGGTTATACTTATGATGCTGAGACTGGAAAGATATATTCAAGATTTGGTAGAGAAGTTACTCGTAAACATATAAAAGGTTATATTACAATTACCAATTCTAAATTTGAATTATTAGGACATCAATTTGCTTTTTATTTTATGAATAAAGAAGTTGTTGAAGAAATTGATCACATCAATGGTATTAAAGACGATAATAGAATAATTAATTTAAGATCAGTTACACATCAACAGAATATGTTTAATACAAAAGCTAAAGGATATTCTTGGCATAAAGCAAGTAATAAATGGAAATCACAAATTGTATTAAATAATAAAAAAATTCATTTAGGATTATTTAATACAGAAGACGAAGCTCGTGAAGCTTACATAAACGCAAAAGAAAAATTACATATTATATGAACATTATAAGTTATAATCAATTAATACAAATGTTTGAACAATTTGCCACAGCACATCTTCAGCTAAATGATTTTGGTGTTGGTCCAACAAGTGAAATAGGTACATCTAGGCAAATGCGAATGCCTTATATGTGGATTACTCATAGAGCACCTTCAAATATTAACATCCAAAATAAAACACAAATTCCTGATATGGTCTTAACATTTATTATTGTAGACCAAATAAACAATCAAGAAAATTATTTAGATGTTAATGGCATTGATTCTGATAACCAACAAGAGATATTATCCGATACTTTCCAAATTCTTCAAGATTTGGTTAATTATATTTCAACTCAAATGGGCCAATTTGGGGTTCAAATTGTAGATGGAACTTTAAGTCCTGAAGCAATATTTGATGAAACAACAGATGCTGTAACAGGTTGGGTGACAGATATTACATTAAGATTAAAACATAGCAATTGTGTTACACCTGTTGGTGATATTGTATTTACAGTACCAGGTCAATCTAATATATCATTTAGATATTTAACTTGTGATACATTGAATAATTGTAATGTATTTACAGACGCAATAGATAATCTACAAGACCAAATAGATATAATTAGTGGTTCTACCACACCTTGTGATATATCTTTTGCCATAAGTGATGAAACAACACAAATAACTTCAGGAAGTAGTAAGGTAATTCTTTACGCACCTTATTCATTTACAATAACAGGAGTTAAAGCTTCATTATCTTCAAGTGGCTCAACACAATCTCAATTTGACATTAATATTAACAATACAAGTATACTATCAACAAAATTATTTATTGATTCAGGTGAAAATAGATCTGTAGATGCTGGAACACAACCTGTGATTTCATCTACAACAATAAATGAAAATGATAAGATAAGTGTTGATATTGATGTTGCTGGTACTGGTGCTAAAGGAGCTAAAATATATTTAATAGGAGAAAGATAAAAAAAAATGTGGTTTATGAATTCATATAGATGTGGGGTACAACCTGAACCTGTAATATCAGGTAATAGTTTTAGCTTTATAAGTAGAGCACAACCTAATCAAC